ACAGGAGTTCATGGCTAGTTTTGAAGCACCTCAGTCAGAGTTATTTAAAGAAGACTGGGTGTTGATTAAGGATAAAGAGGAAGAACCAGAGCAAGGAACGTACTATATGGGCGTAGACCTTGCAGGTTTTGAGAATGTATCCTCTCAGGCTAGTAATAAGAAGAAGTATTTAGACCAAACAGCTATTAGTATTGTCAAAGTAGGTGATGATAATAGATGGTGGGTGGATAAGATTGATGCTGGCAGGTGGGATATCAAGGAGATATGCGAGAGAATCCTGAATCATGTCCAGTTATACGACATACAGGTAATTGGAATAGAAAAAGGTGCATTAAAAAGAGCAATCATGCCGTATCTAACGGAGATGATGCTAAAAAAAGCAATATATCCACGCATAGACGAAGTAGCACTAGGAAATAAAAGCAAGGTAGACAAGATTATTGGAGCTTTGCAGGGTAGGTTTGAACACAAACAGATAGAACTATGTGATGGTGAGTGGGTAAGAGAGTTTAGAGACGAACTATTAAACTTTCCTACTACTGGAGTCCATGATGACATGGTGGATTCACTGAGTTTGATAGCACATATTGCTAATGCAGCAGTGTATTTTGAAGATTACAACGATGATTACGAACCCTTAGACATTATATCAGGATATTAAACATGGCTGAACAATACAACGAGAACGAATTACAATCAGTAGAAGAGTATGAAGTTACTGAGAGTGATAAAGAGTTAGTATCATTCGTAGTTGAACACTGTGACAGGTGGAGAGACTGGCGAGACACTAACTATGAAAGTAAATGGGATGAATATGAAAGGATATATTATGGTATCTGGGCTTCTGAAGATCGCACAAGGGATAGTGAGCGTAGTAAAATCATTAGTCCTGCAACTCGTCAAGCTGTTGACAACCGTGTTGCAGAAACTATGGAAGGGTTCGCAGGCTCTGGTAAACTATTTGAAGTCGTTGATGACTTAGCAGATGGAAACAAGACTGACGTTGAGATTATGCAGAATCTTCTTGTTGAAGATACACATAACAACGCATACTTAAACAATGTCAGCTCTATTGTCAAACTAGCTGAGATCTATGGTACGGGTGTAGGTGAGATTGTTGTTAAGACAGAAATTGAAAAGATCCCAACAACGCAAGCTATGCCGGGACAAGAAGGTGTAGCTGCCATTGGTGTTACTGAAAAAGAAAAAGTAGCAGTCAAAGTTAAACCTGTACATCCAAGAAATATCTTAATAGATCCTAATGCAGATGCTATTGATGATTCTCTTGGTGTAGCTGTAGAAGAATACGTAAGTCTGTATCAGATTGTACGTGGTATTGAATCAGGTGTCTATCGAAAGGTAGATATTGAACCACATTACGAAAGTGATGACCTAGAACCAAGTAAAGTAGAGTCAACCAGTTATCAAGACGATAAGGTTAAGATACTACGCTACTATGGTTTAGTTCCTAAAGAATACTTAGAGCAGATGGAAAACGAAGGTGAAGAGGTTGTAGACTTGTTCCCTGAAGATTCTGCTGCTGACAAAGTATCAGACTTGGTAGAAGCTATCATTATTATTGCTAACGATACGCACCTACTCAAAGCTGAAGCATCTCCATACATGATGCAAGACCGCCCTGTTATTGCTTATAGACCAGAAGTACGTCCGGGTAGATTCTATGGCGTAGGTACGGTTGAGAAGGCTTATAACATGCAGAAGGCTATTGACGCTCAGTTAAGAAGCCACATGGATTCTCTGGCGTTAACAACTGCACCTATGATGGGTATAGATGCTACTCGTTTACCACGAGGTATGAAGTTTGAAGTTAGACCGGGTAAGAACATTCTAACCAATGGTAATCCTGCTGAGATCCTACAACCATTTAAGTTTGGATCTACAGATGCTTCTAACTATGAAACAGCTAAAGGGTTTGAAGCAATGCTGCTACAAGCTACAGGCACACTAGACTCGTCAGAGTTGGTCAAGAGCGCAGCATCTACAGCAGGACAGAATAATGGAATGGGTATGTCTCTGGCTATGTCAGCGATTGTCAAGAAAAACAAATTGGCAATGGCTTCTTTCCAAGATGATTTCATTATACCAATGGTTCAGAAAGTCGCATACAGGTATATGCAGTTTGATCCAGACCGTTACCCAATGAGAGACTTTAAGTTTACTACCATGTCTTCTATTGGTGCTATAGCTAGAGAATACGAACAACAACAGCTAATAGGCTTGATGCAAACGCTCGGTCCTAACTCCCCTATTGTTCCTGTTCTGTTAAGAAGCATTATTGCTACATCAGGAATAATGAACAAAGAACAGTTGATGGCACAACTAGAACAGATGTCTCAGCCTAATCCTGAAGCACAGCAGATGGAACAACAGCATCATCAACTACAGATGGCTTTGGTTCAAGCACAAGCTAATGAACTTAATGCTAGGGCTAGTGAGTCTGCTGCTGACGCACAAGAAGCACAGGCTAGAGCGCAGAAGCTATTGGTTGAAGCGTCTCTTATGGATGATAAAGTTAAAGCTGATTTAATAAGAAGTTTGTCTGCTAACATGAATACACGGGATAAGAATGAGTTTGAAAAGCGTGTTAAGGTAGCTGATTTAATACTTAAAGAACGTCAGATAGATTCAAATGAGCAGATAGTTAGAGAGCAAATGATGCAAAAAAATGCTTGACAAAACACTGATTTTGTGGTATAATGATGGCTCATTATAGTAACTTAATAGAGGACTCCATATTGGATAAAGAACTCCAAGAGTATTACGAAGCAAGATTTGATATGATGTCAACAAAAGGATGGAAGGATCTCCTAATTGATGTTGACAAGATGATAGAAGAAAGAAACAACTTAATGGCTACTAAGAGTTTAGAAGAACTAAACCTTAGGAAAGGTCAGCTAGATGTTCTTTACTGGATCAAGACACTCAAGCAACTATCCGAAGAATCATGGGAGCAACTCAATGAAAAGGATGTTTGAGTTTAGATGTGGTGAAGGCCATCTAACAGAAAGATATATTGACGAGAAGGTAAAACATATTGATTGTCCTTCTTGTGAATGTATAGCTCTCCGTATTATTTCTAGTCCGCGTATCTCGTTGGAAGGTGTCACAGGAGACTTTCCAACAGCAGCAGATGCTTGGGCAAGAAAGCATGAGGAGGCTACAAGAGTTGCCAATAAACGCAGAGAGGGTTAGCGTCAGGTAACATTTTTTAATTCCTAAAATCACAAACGTGACAGGAGACAGTATGGCGAAGTTTGAAGATCCGTTGCAAGAAGAACTTGAGTTTGATAGTGTAGAAGAAGAACAGACTCCAGAAGAACAAGTTGAACAACCTGTTCAAGAGGAACAACCTGAACCAGAAATACCAGACAAGTATCGTAACAAGTCTATTAATGACATTGTTAAGATGCACCAAGAAGCTGAAAGGTTAATTGGTAAGCAAGCTCAAGAAGTTGGCGAAGTTAGAAGACTAGCTGACGATCTACTAAAACGGGAACTCTATCAACAACAAGCCGTTCAAAACCCTAAACAAGAAGAAAAAGATCCTACAGAAAGATATTTAGAAGATCCTGTAGGTGCAGTTAATGATGCTGTTAGCAATCATCCTGCTATAAAGCAAGCACAAGAACAAGCGTTTGCTTATAAGTCACAGCAGGTTGAACAAAGATTAAGGCAACAGTTTTCTAACTTTGATGAAGTAATACAAGATCCAAAGTTCTTTGAGTGGATTAAAGTCTCACCCATAAGAACTAGGTTGTTTACAGAAGCTCATTCTCAATATGATTATGATTCTGCTGTTGAGTTAATATCAACATGGAACATAATGAATAAAGAGAAACAAGTAACACAACCTTCTATGGTTACTGATGCAAAAAAAGAAACAGCTAAGAATCTTAAAGCTGCTACAGTAGACACTGGCTCACCTGCTCCGAGTTCTAAAAAGACTTATCGTAGATCTGATCTTATTAATTTACGTTTACGTGATCCAGATCGCTACTATGCGATGCAAGATGAGATTATGTCTGCATACGCAGAAGGGCGTGTCAAATAGAAAGGAAATAAAAAATGGCACTTGGTACTAATCACGTTACCCTTACTACTGCGGATAAATTTATCCCAGAGATTTGGAGTGACGAAATCATTGCAGCTTACAAGCAAAATC